CCTGCACAGGAGTCCCCTGCGCGTCCAAAATCTCCTGCCACACATTCCCCCCGTCGGTAAACGTAATGTCTTTCGGCAGGACCAGCGGGGTTGTCCGTGTCGGATCTTCACACCAGGCTTTGATCTGGCTGCGCATCAGACTGCGGTTCAACACTTCGCCAATCTGCACCCCGTTTTCGTCAAACACAGGATCGACAGGCGGCGTATAGTCGGTAGGAATGTCGGCGAGGGTGGCGACGATACAGCCAAAATAGGCGATCGGGACGGCTTTGAATCGCCAGTCGTCGAAGATGAACCATCGTACAGCAGCAGGGGTTTCATATTCGGCAGGCTCACCCAAATCCAATAGGATTCCGACGGCTCGGAGGATCGTCTTATCCCGCTCCGATAGGCCCTGCCAGGCGGTTTTGCGGATGCCCAAGGCAGCCACAGCTACTCTCCGAAATAGGAGATGTGAAGATTCGCAGTGCCTGTACGGGCGATAACCTGCAGGGCAGCCAAATCGGTATGGCCGAAAATTTCGACGTGGCTGCCAACAGCCACCTTATGCCCTGTAGATGAAGTGTTGGGCGCCCCGCCGTGGCGAAAGTTGATATCGTTGTCATGTACGGTGATGACGGCAGATTTAGCAGCGGCAGGCACCGTCAAAGTGGTGGCGGTGGTGACGGCAAGCTGCTGGTCTGACAGGAACACGCCGTATTCTGAAGCCCTGTGGGCTAGCCCCATGTTTTACCTCCAACCACAAGCGGAAGATGTCAACTGGCAGCCCGTCGAATTCCTACGCAATATTTGATCTGGCAGAAACGTAGGAATTAAAGTCCGACCGTATTAGGATTGCCACCCAGCCTGACAATTTCCCGTTCCAAAAGCACAACACGTTCATTCACCCGTCGGACTTCTTCCGCCAGACGGGTATAGTCTGCNGTCAACGTTTCCACCACAAGACGGGTAGCCTCCTGCAAACGCCTTCGGAGAATCTGTCCGCCATTTAAACCAGGCGGCCACACTGCCCCCACCGAAAACGGCAGCGGCAAACGCCACAATAGTATCCTCTGTCATACAGGCGTCACCTTAGCACGGATCAGCACACCAGCCGCAACTGTTACAGCAGCCTGCACCGCCTCCGACACTCCTATATCGCCGCCGACGGCAGCGGCGGCAATCTGCAACAGTGCAGCAGCAGCAGCCAAAACAACGGCAGGTTCACGGCGAACCAAAACTATAAGCCTTCCAACCATTCTCATCCGCCCCCTGTCAAACCGAGCCGACGCAGCACAGCAGCCAACTGTGCCCTGCTAATCGGCTCTGCAGGATGAAACGTTCCATCGGGATATCCGCCGAAAACGCCTGCCTGTTTTGCAGCGGCAATATCGTCATGGTAGAAATGTGTGTCAGGTACGTCGATGAAGACACGATTGTTGAAGTCGAATAGACGGTCGGCCGTGTCAGCCCGAATTTCAGGCATCGGCCACAGATCACCGTCCCAATACGGGTCAAGCTTACGGGCAGTCCATTCAGCATGGCCGACAATATGGTTGGCCGTCCAGCCGTTCGCATAGCAGAGAACCGCATTAGTATCAATCAACGCTGCCCGCTGCACAGACGGCAGCGGCCCGCCGTCGCCTGCATGGTCGACTTCGATGCCGATGAAAAACGGGTTGCCGTTCACATCATCTGTCAGGCCACGGTCGATGGCACGGCCAGACGGTGCCACACCTGCCGCCGCCTCATCAGCCACAATCGACGCCCCCGATCCTGCATGATACTGGTAGCCTGCAGCAATCACATGTACAGTCCCGTCAGGTTTCACATTCAACTGCACCTTCGTCATCAGATTGGCTACAGGATATGGTACAGGTGGAGCCGTATGATGATTCAACACACCTATCGGTGTAAAACTGTGGGTGGTGGGTTGTGTACGGGACGCCCAGCCGTCCTCCTCCACCACCGAAACTCCGACGGCACGCAGCAGCGCCGCCATATAGGTTTGATATTGGACAGAAGACATCTACACCACCTCAACCCTAAACCTGCAAATGTCAATCATGGAGGAGGTATAACCCCGCTTCGCTGCAACGCATTCCGCACCTCTTGGATCATCTGACTGTCGTCAAACGCAGGCCCTGCAATTGTGGCAGGCGTCTGCAATTTCACCCCGACACCCTTACCCAAAGAGAGCAGAGCAGCGCGGATACGCTGCCCCTGATCGGGTGTTTCCGTAAAGGCAAGATTCTGTCGGGCATTAGGCGCAGTCGGGTCCAACAGTCCTGGTGCGAATGGTGCCANCAGCGGGGCAATATCGTTGGCCTGTGGAAACAGGGTGTTCCATGCGGTCAGCCAGCCTCGGCTCACCTGCACGTCGCCGCCTGTCGTCACCTGCCCCCACAGGCCNGTCTCNGCCAACAGTCGGGTNACCAGCCCCAACCCTAACGGCGAATTGGCGTCAGGATAGTCTTCTTCTGTAATCATGTCAATCGGCACGTTGATAAGCGGCGAAACATGCGACGACACATAGTTGGCCCAATCGGCAGGAGACAACGACAGCGGCAGTTCGGTCAGATCAGTAATCGGCAGATCAGGGTCCAACACCATCCTGGCCCACCAAGGGCTGTCCTTGTTGAAAATCACATCTGTACCTACAGCGGCACCTGTCCACCAGGGTGACATTGGCATACCGTCCATCGGTGTCGACCCGAACTGCTGTTTGGCTTCTGCCATTGTTCTCACATAGGCGTTGGCAATGCCAGGACGTTCCACCAGCATACGCATTTGCAGTGGAACGTTCCGCCGAGTCCACACGAAAAACGGTACCAGACTTTTGATGCTGCGTTCTAGACGGGTCAGATTGGTATAGTCGAAATGCAATGCCAATACGACTTGGGCGGCCACCTGTTCTGAACCTTTCAACGCAGGATCATACCATTTGGCAAACAGGGCAAGCCGCAACGTATCTTCGATACGTTCCATCGTTTTGCCACCTGCACGGTTTAGGAAATGTTCAGGGTCGGCCAGGTTCAACGCTTTCATTCTGGCCCTTCTACCATGAATCAGCCCTCTAAATTCGGAGACGGAGAACGACTTGTTGAACACGCCTTCCCCCGCAGCCGCCTCAAAAATCTGCCGTATCCGCTTCGACTTGATTGTTGCCAAGGCTTTTGCCAGGCTGCCTGTTTCATCCCACACTCTGCGGAACGGGCCGATAGACGGGCCTACCATAACATAGTATTTGGGGGTGACACCGCCGATCAGATTGTTGAACATGCCGCCCATCAGGTTGCGAATGTGGAAGCCTGGACGTTGCACAGTGGCAGCACCTTTCCAATAGCGGATCGCCGCATTGGAATGATCTTTCATCGTGTTGATAAACTCAGGCAGATACATGGCCTTATATGTGTTAGAGGCATTCTCCAACATGATGGCTGACAGGTTATGCAACGCCAGCTTGTCCAGATAGGCGGCCTGTGCCCCCACCGTTTCAGGCCGTACAAATCCGACTCCAGGGGCTACAGCCACCCGTTTCGCCCGCAGAGCCTCCTCCACTGCTTTACGTTCCGACTTGGACAGGACGGCTCTGCCGACTGTGCTGCCCGTCACATCACGGCCCCACATGCGCAGTTCATCCAATTCTCCGACAAACTTTTCAGCTTTTCCACCTATGGCAAGCTGATGCACATCGGCCCTATCGAACGCCTGCATGTTCGGCCCCCATTTAGCCTGGATTTCTTTCAACTTGCGGACGAAAATGCCTGCAGTCAAAACATCGTCTGCATATACCTGCACTTCGGCAGTACGCAGAGCGTCGGACACTTCTTCCCCGACCCGATCCAAAGCGGCTTCACCTTCCGCCGCCTTATCGGCTGCAGCAGCAGCCTCAGTCATTTGACGGCGCATCCGCGCCCCAGCATGAATCGTCTTAGCCGCCATCAGTTCTTCACCGAGGCGGTTCAGTTCGGCAAGCTGATCTGCATCTAACACTTTCTTCAAAGCCTTATAAATGTCGGTTTGGATCACATGGCCGTCTTTCACATAGCGTAGCAGACGGCGCAGTTCTGACGGGTCGGCCAACCCGTCGGCCACACGGCCCAACACCTTCTCCACTTTCATCCACGCCCCATATCCCAACAGTTGATCCTGTGTCAGTTCACGTCCCAACTCGCCGATCAGACGGCCTTCAGAACCTGCAATCTTCCCACGAAACTTGGAAAATTTGAATAGGATTTCCTCCTGATGGCCTGACAGGCCCAACTCGGCGATGTCTTCACCTCGGGCCAGCCGCTCCGAAGCCTCCGCCAGCGTAATATTCCGCGGCGCCTCAATATCCCATTCGTGAAACATGCGCCATTCACCGTCAATGTTGATGATGGACATGCGGCCTGGCAGGCCAGCGTCAGAAGCGATACGGTTCAAACCGTCCACATACGGTGCAGCTTCATCCAGACGGCCACGCAGCAGGGAGGCCAACACGTCTGTGTCGGCAGGCTGCACCTGCACCGCCTTTTCAGCCTGATCCACCCTACGGCGGGTCAAAGCGACAAATCTGCGCCAACGTTTCCTACCCGACTGGACAGTACGGTTACCCCCCAGACTGCCCCACCATCCAGCCCATTTGTCCCGCAGACTGGGAGAATCCCAAATGTCGTCGAATACGGAAACCGACCTGCGAAGATCAGACAGTTCCTCCACTGTAAACACACCTTCGGGAACATCATCCAACATGCCTTGCAGTTGGAACAGCCCCTCCCCGTCTTCACGGATCACCGCCCGTTGACGGGCAGCATAGGCATACGGGTCCAACACGTCGGACAGTTCCTTCGCCGCAGCATCCAGCCGATCTGCAGCAATATCGTTGCCTTGCGCTGCCGCTTCGGCTGCTGAACGGCGCATATTGGCAAGCTCATCCATCCGACGTTGCAACAGTTCAGCCACATCGGTCACATCCTGACCGATCAGTTCACGGGCCTTACTGGCACCAGTCCACTGGCCTGCCTTCCGCCACTCCTCCCGCAGAAACACCATATTGGTTTTAGCCGCCACAACCTCCTGCCCCATATTGTCGGCAACCTCATGCAGCTTAACCCGTATCTCAGGTGTAATGTCTTCCAACGTGTCTATCAGATCAACACCGCGGCGAAACTCGAAGGCAGCCTCCTGCGCTGCCAAAACTGTGGCTTCAGTCAACTCGTCCAACGCCTGTGGAATTTCCACAGCCGCATACAATTCGGCTGTCTTCTCCGACAGGCCAAACTGGACTTTCGCCTTCTCCACCCGCAGCCGCCAAGCCTTCTCCGACGCCATGCCTTTCCTCTCAGCAGCCGCCAACGCTTTCCGCGCCTTCGTCAAAGCCTTCTGCACCTGAGGATGGTCGACAATCGGAGCGGGCAACCCCACTTTGGCTTTGCCCAGACGCACCATTTTGATTTTCCACGGCCGTGTCTGAATAGTGTCAATCTGCTCCTGCGCATATCGCACCATCTCCTGCAACCCGCTATGCAGCGTTTCTGAATGGGCCTGCGCCAACGCATTCAACGTATGTTGAATCTGTACTTTAGCTTCTGTAGGTTTGACCAAACCCCATTTACGCATTTCCTTAATAGCAGCCCGCTGATGAATAGCCGCCTTCATCGAATCCACATAAGAATTCAACACCACGTCGGGACGGGTGTCGAACAGTTGGAAGATTTCCCCCTTGCGAGGTTTCGGCAGTTTCAACCCTGCACGGGCATACGCCTGCTCCAACTCGGCTTGCAGACTGTTGTTCAACTGTGTCAGGTTGAATCCTGTCGCCTCCAACCATTGGGGGCGGATCAGCAGCGAATCATTCTGCATAATCAGACTGTCCAACATGGCGGTGGCGCCAAACTCTCGGGAGAGGAAATGCGGGGCGGTGCCTGCCGTGCCGCCTGTACGACGGGCCGAATCGTGGGCGGCTGCCAACTGACGCAGCCAGCCGCCAGCTTCAGAATCCAACGGCACATCCAAAACCCCTTCGTTGATAAGCCTCAACGCTTTACCCCCCTCACGGGTCACCATCTGCGGCACATAATTGACAATCTCACCAAAGTTCGGATCGACCTCCACCGCCAAACTGCGAACCTTCGCCAACACCTGACGGGTATTCTGCGCCACCACCTGCACCGCCTCATCCACCGTTTTAACAGTGCGGCCTATCGTCTGCCCTGTCACATTCAAAATCGGTGCACCTTCAGTGCCTGCACCTTCCTGCACCCAGGTGAGGACAGAACGCAACACATTGAAACGTTCACCGCTTGACAGGCCACCCTCCTTGGCAATAGTTGCAAGATCGGTTATGCTTTTCTGCAGGGCAGGTATCGCCTCGTCAGCATCCAAAATGCTGAGCAGCCGCAACGGTTCCCGCTGAGCCATATAGGTTTCAAAACCTTGGCCTGCCGCAGTGAACCGCTGTGCAGGAATGTCTGCACCGAATCTGGTCCGCATCCCCTGCCAGAAACGGTTGAATGTGGGTGATTTGGATAGCAGATCATGCAGCGGAGTGCCTGTAAGCCCAGGAACCTTCTCCAACAGTTTACGTTTCAACCCGCGGGTACCTGGAATCGGCGTTCCACCGCGAGGGTGAAGCGGACTGGCGATCCGCAGGCCGCCTTTCAGATAGCCTGGCGTGCCAGAATAGTCAAGCCAATATTTTGGCAAAGCTCCAAAGTCGCGGTTAGTCAAAGCCGCTGCGACAGGGTTGACAACATCCCGCTGGGCCAGCAGGGCAGCCTTATCCTGCACAGACTGCAACAGTTTTGCATCTTCCAAACGGATCGTAGGCACCTTGTTGACTATAGGCGCCCCCACAGCTTTACGAGACTGTTCCACAGTTTCACGGGCAAACTGATTCACATAGCCTTCCTTCGCCTGCCGCAGCAACTGGTGGATCGGTTCGTCAAACTCGACTGCTGCCTTGCGGACAATTCCGCCTTCCACAACACCTTCAAAAGCTTCACCTGCAGCACGGGCAGTAACCGTCATCGCATCTGTCGTAGCAGCCGTCTTCCCAAAGGCTGAAAGTCCAGAAGCGGCATAGGTGAGCGGATCGGTAGCTATATCCCCTGCGATAGAAGCCAGCCCACGGGCCATGCTGCCCCAAAAACTGTCTGTCTTTTCCCAACCCATCCGTGTCAACAGATGGGATACAGAAAAGTCGCCGTGTTCCCCTGCAACTTCAGGGCCGACCCGTTCCAACACTTTGTCGGAACGTCCACGCAGAATGTCCCAATAGTCGCCTGCTTTAATCTCCCCCTCAATACTGCTGTCACGGGAATGGTCTGCTGCTATGTCGGCGATTAGAGCACCTACGAGACGGCGGGGACGGTCCAATATTTTCAACACGTTGAAAACGCCGCCTAGAAATCCGCCGCCTTGTTTCCGCTGCACTTCGCCGCGGATTATCCGTTCCAATTTGCGGCGCAGACTGTCAGGCAGGTCAGGATGTTCGTCTAACAGCCGCTGTGCCCGCTGTTTGTTCTGCTCTACCGAAGCGTCCACATTGGCGATGGGTCGCAGCCCTGACGTGTTGAAGTCACGGTCAAAATTTTGGTCGCCTGGCAGCGTCGACTGGAAGGCGCCTTGTCGGGGCAGCCGTACACGGGTGTTTCGATATCGTGCAGGGTCAAAAAGGTCGTTTCCCCTGCCAGCCGCACTGCCACGCACCAGTGCAGACATGATCTCCTCGACGGAAGGTCGGCGGGGCATTATAGGATTCCTTCTGTGTCGCCTGGCAGGTTGAGCCGTCCCAACACTGATAGCAGGTCGACGCCTGGGTCTTCAGTAGTCGGCGTCGGATTGACCTGTGCAATACCTGTGTCCCAATGATAGTTTTCACGGCCACGATATTCCCAATGCCACGGCTCATTAGAAATCGGCCACCAGCCGAATGTCGGCCCGTAACGTTTCATAAAGTCAAGTATTGCCGTAGTTTGAGTCATGTCCAAAGCCAACCCCATACCATGATAGGAAGTTCCAGGAGCGCTAATATTCGGCACAGGATTACCTGCCAGGTTTTCTCCCGTATCAAGGAAATTCCGAAAGGCATTATTCTGTGAACCGTAGCTGCGATAATGGTCGCCGAAAGTCAACATGACAGGTGTGGGCAGGGAGGCGGCGAATTCGCGCATCTGTTCCCACGCATCGGCGGCAGGAGCCAACAGCATACCGTAGCCGTCCCCCGAACTGCGGCCCTCCACCGTTACCAGAAAGCCTGTTTCTTCTAGATAGCCGTTGTCTTCAAAACCCAACCCGTTCAACCCCATATAGTCGGACAGGTTGGTTTGTGCCGCCTGCCAGCGATCCTGCGCCGCCTGATACACTTGGAACATCTGTTCAAGAATGCGGCGGTCGGCAAGNGGCGGCGGCGGCTCAGGCTCAGGAAGCGCAACCCTCAGAACGGACTCTGAAATTTCAGGATTGTCTACCCGAGCCGCATTGACGTTTTCTATCCAGACGGCATGGGCATCCTCATATGCAATGTCCAATTCGTCGAAACGGTCCTGCAGATCAGCCACATTGAAAATGCCCGCCCCGAGCAGATCTTTGAACTGCTGTGTCCACATGATAGAATGATCGGCGTCAATATCGTTACTCTCAAATATGCTGTCGAATGCTTCCCCGATCAGCCTGTCCAAAGACATCGGTTCCACCTGATAGCCTGCATTGGATCGGGCGTCGGCACGGGCCGCCGCCCCAGCCTTCACCATATCTTCCTTCTGCTTCAACAGGTTTGTAATCTTCTCCTTCAACTGGTCGGTGACCAGTTTGCCATGTTCAGCCACCAGTTTCTTATCTGAGGCGAATGCCAGTTTGGCTGAAGCCACCCCCAGCTTCTCCGTCGCCTTCAATATCTGTTCCTGATTCTGATCGCCTTCGGCTATCTGACGTACATATTCTCCTTCAAAGTCGGAGACAAGTTTGCCAAATTCGGCTGCCACGTCAGGATCGTCTGCCCCTATCTGCGCTGCCAGACTGCCCAATTCGGTTTCAGTGTCTGCCAGGTCGGCGACCATAGACGCTTTAGCATTCTGCGTCCGCTGTCTTATCTGCGGCAGACCAGTTTCGACGATTTGCCCTGCCGTGGCAATCGCCTCTTGGAAGGCAGGTGCCACAGCAGCGTTGCGGGCAACAACCGCTTTCTGATAGTCGGCCAACGCCGACCTGACCTCACCGACTTTTCCGTCAATCTCAGCTATTTGAGCATCATATACTGCTGCCGTCTGCTGGTCGGCGTTGCGGACAGCCTCATCACGCAGTTCGCCAAGTATCTGCTGTCTGCCCAGCAGATCGCTGATTATGGAAGACACGTCGTCGATAGCGGTAGTCTGCTGGGCGGCTTGTCGACGGGCAGTAGCTGCTTCACGGGCAGCGGCGGCCAAATCGTGACGGTCGATATAAGGGCCAGTGTAGGGTTCCCTTCTGCTAGCGTCAAAGTTGAAGGCCTGCGGCGGGCTGAAAGGGGTGCCGAAACTGTAAGTGTCGCTGGTCGGGGGCAAGGGTTGAAACGTCTGCGGAACAGGGGCTTGGAATTCGGAACCCTGACGAAAGTTGAAAACCTTCTCCAAATCGTCGGCTGTCAACGGGGTGAACTTTTCTGGGATGCCTGCCCGTGGGACGATACGGATCGGCGAGTCCCGCCGAAACGGATCGCTGCCAGGCACGGCTAGGCTCCTGCCGCTAGAGCCGCCCGCTCCTCATCGCTCAAAGCCGCATCCCCAAACAAGGCTCTGGTTGTAGCCTCCTCCAACGTCTGCTGAGGCGCCAACGCATCCAAAGCAGACTGTAGCTGAGCCATAGCGGCGTCTTTCTCCGCTTGACGGCGGCTGCGAAGTTCAAAGAATTTGGCGGCCGCCTCATTTTCCGCCTTCAACCTCAACCCTGAACGCAGCCCGCCACGTTGGGCAAACGAACTGCGAATATCCTGCTGCTCCGCCTGCAACGCCTTTGCAAGCTGTATTTTCAACATGCGCCATGCCGAACCTACCGCCGTCTGGTCGGCGTTAAGCTGCGCCTCAGTCATTCCAAACCTGGCTTCGATAGCGTCGATGGCTGCCTGCAACTCGTCGGAACGCAACGATCCGACATCCAAAGCAGGAATATTCACCGTCGGGGTGACGCTGGGCGGTACCGTGGCAGGCGGCAAAGCCGTAGCCGTCCCACCGCCGCCGCCAGTCGGAGTGGGGGTGCCCTGACCTGTAAACGGGTTGGTGGTGACGGTAGGGTTCACAGGCGGAGTGATATTCGACGGGTCGATAAGCCCGCCACGGCCAGGGATGCGAGGTATCAAAGTGCTAGGCATAGACTCTCAACCTATAGATGAAAGATGTCAACCTCTATTGGGGTATGACAAGGACAACCAGTTCCACCTGGTCAAACTGGACTTTCACCGTCCCTGCCGTATCTTGACGGCCTTGCACCTTCACTGTAAAATCCGTTGAAGGGTCGAAAGCTCTGACAGCCACCGCACCAATGTGAAAACGAAAGTTGGTGGACAGGCCGCAATGTGAAGCTGACGCTGTGCCCTGCACACCGTCAACATCTATACGAAGCCGCGACAGTATATTCACCGTATCAGTGTCGTTGCGAATGTCGGCTTTGGCCCAGGCCAACACGACAATCGGCATTCCAGGGTCGGTGACTGTGACAGACGCATTTGTGTCTTCGTAGGCTGCCGCCGTCGACGGCTGCCAATCCAACGTGTCAACATCCGTATACTGTGTGAAAATGTTGCCAAGGTTGATGGGCAGCATCGTATTTTGAAAATCCAGGTTGCCGTCGGCATCTTTGGTTACAGCGTTAGCGTTGAACCATGTTTCAAAGTCACGCCAGCGGCGCTGCACAAACGTGCCAAGTTTCTCCGTATCGGCGGTGAAGCGGAACAGCGGGGAGAATTTGCGGGGAGGCATCTACTGTGGCATGATTAGGGCATATACGCCGATATGGTCGAAGACGACAGAAATGTCAGTCGCATATCCCTGCGCTTTGATGACAAAATTCCCTGTCGGATCAAACGCATAGGTTTGACCGATGCTGATGCCGCTACGTTCACCAGCCAGAGCACCAGTGTTCACCGAATTTTCGTTGCCTGCCACACCGTCTACTAGAATCCGCATCTTCGTCGAAAAAGACGAAGTGGACGGATTCCGCACATTCGCATGTGCCCACACAAACACTTGGACAGGTATGCCAGGATCAGTGATCGTCACTGCAGCGTTTGTAATGTCTTCCTCTGTAGATGGGGCAGAAGGCGACCAGTCGGTATCGGTAAACACCTTATACACTTTTCAGATAATTACCCACATTTTTGAACCCGAAGTTGGCTAGATTCAATGTGGCAGTCATTCGCCTTCGACCCGTCGACATGTACCACATTCGAATTGAGGAATGTTACCAGGTCGGAAAAGTTGGTGTTGTGTGCCGCCGCTGTAATTGTGGTAGCGGTGACGAAAGTGTTGGTTACGCTAGCTGTTGCCACTTGTCCTCCTCATCCGTATAGGGTGGAAAGTCAATTTGAGAAGAAACCAGACATGGCCGAGACGGCTAGCCTCGGTTTCACACCAGCAGCGGCCCAACCTATGTTTCACCGCGCACCCTCGGCAGTGAACTGACATGCATGGCGAAACGGTTCAACTGCATGTCGTCGGTGGATGTTTTCGGAGCAAATTTGAATTGGACAACCCGCCAACGTTTCCCCCAACCTGTCGTCCGCAGCAGCACCTCATCCACACCGCCACCATATTTACCTGTCCCATATACGGCTGTGCCGTATACGGCTCCGCCTGCAGACACAGACACATCCTGTGAAATATGGGCCGACTGTGCAAAGTCGCGTAGCATGTCGACTGTCACCTTATGTTCCCCAAGGGCGGAAAATGCCATGTCGATACGTCGAATACGATATTTAGCTTCAGGGCCGCCAGGTGACATCCACGCCGTCTTCATATAGGGGGAAAATGCGGTGCCTGCATTGTCGGCACCGTTGAACAGTTTAACCACGCCGACCTGTTCCGTACCCGCATCGCCTGGATGGCCTCCGAACCAGTCGACACCGTCTGATGCTGCATCGGCCAGTCCAAACGAATATTCAGTCCAGGCGCCTGTCACACGGTCAAGGACAAAGATACGATTGTTGTATGTGGCTGCCCCCCACGGTACAGACAGATAGTAGCGGCGGCGATGTACAAACGCAGACGCCTTATATGCTGCCGTCGAGTTGATACCGTCCAGCAGATATGCGTTGATGCTCATATCCAACTGTGACAGTCCTGAACCGTCAAACGCCCACACTCCCGACTCTTGGTCGAAGAATAGAATGTCGGAGCCGTCTGTCACAACTGTTCTTGGCGCTCGGGTGCCGATTACAGAATCTGTCGGATATCCTGCAAACGAGTCAGGGTCACGGCCGACCAGAACATGGATCGCCGATTCTTTAAACACGACAATCTGCTCACCCAGCAGAGCTATAGCAGTGATTTCCTGCCCGTCGTCAGGGGTGAAATCCCAATAGTCTAACGCATCCCACGTTTCAGGGTCGACAGCATTCGACCAGTGGAGGCGGCTGCGGCGACGCACCGCCGAATCGTTCACATTTGCGGCAAACATGCGGTCGTGGGCGGAGAGGAGATGTTTCGCTTCGGGAAACCGTGCCGACGTGCCGTCGAACACGGTTGCAGTCAACGCCGTCCAGGTGCTGCCGTCAAACGAATATTGGCCTCCTGCCCGTATAGCCGTAAAATAGATTTTGTTGTTCAACGTGGCAACACCAATCGGATAGCTGTCCTCATTAGCCGACACTCCAAGATTGTAGGTGGAGTCTGTAAATGCTGTCGCTGTGGCATATCTGAGGGAGCCGTCTACGTCGGAAGCTACGATGAGGAAGGCTGAACCGCCGAGACGTTGCCAATATGTGATACGGTCTTGCTTGTCGGCAAGCCCTGCCGTATCAAACCTAATAAATCCTTTTCGTTTTGATACGGCGCCGCGCCGTCCAAAGTCTACGTCGAGACAGTCGGGGGATTCTTCCATATCCAACTGGAAGGCGTCTGCCTCACGGTTCAACCCTTTGACCCAACCTTTCGTATCTACCGTGACAATCGGATTGGTGCGGACCATTAGAGCAGGTTGGCGTCGTCAAGCCACGGCAGGTTGCGGCGCAAACCCCTCCGCAGGTAGGCTGGTTCACCGTAGACCATTGGACGGTTTTCCGTCCTATTCAGGTAGAAGCCTGCCATTTCCTGCATGCTACGATTAAATTCGGCAAGGGCAGCATCCCGTTTAGTGAAATCCTCCTCACGTTCCCACACTTTAGCAACACCGTATTCTGCCAACATCAGATGAAATTCCGAATCAAACTCAGGCGTATCAGTATCATTATCCAATGTGGCTGCACGTTTCACATAATGTATCTGATAGGCGGCAGTAACAGTGGTCGACGGGATAGGGACAAGATACAGTTTCGACCCGAGGAGGAAACAGGAAGTGGCGGTGGCCCCTTCTTGAAAGTTGTCTCCCCAAGTTTCAAACGCTTCAATCGGAGACACAATATCCAACCTGTCGTTCACCCCTGTCGGCAACACCGAATGCAATCTGAGAAAGTCGGAAGCTATCGTATATGACTGCTGTGAAGCTATCGTATCCAGAGTGGTGGTGGTGAGAAGCCACGGCCATGCGTAACGTGCCGACACGACACGCAAACCCTGATTGACCACATTGTTCAGCTTAGAATCAGACCAGTCGTCCGCCTCATATTGGGTTTGTTCCCGAACCCAATCCCTAATAGCAGCCAGGTCAGGCATCGGCCGCCCTCTGATGCCCCGTACAAAACCGTGAACGTTTCGTATGGAACCCTCGACACGGGATTCCCTTCTTCGTCACAGCTTCACAATGCCCTCCGCCGCCGAGGATGATCTGTGTCGGCCTGCCGCCTTCCGACTCTGACGGACGTCTCTGCCCGTCGTTGGCAGGTCGGCCAACCGCCGAATCGGCTATCCGCACATTTGGACTCTGTTTCATAGTGGCGGGGGCAGGAGTCGAACCTGCAACCTTCAGCTTATGAGGCTGACGAGCGTCCACCGCTCCACCCCGCTTCATGCGGATCAACGACCTTCAGTCGCCCATCGGCTCCGTCTGGGCCTGTGTCTGTCAGCTACGATCAGCCGTCCGAAACGCCAGTCAGCTTCCCCTGACGCTTAGCATTGGAAACTGTAAAGTTTCCATAGCTTACAAGCGTCTTGTAGAAAACGTCCTGGTTGGTCGGCTTCACCATATCTGAAGGTTTGAACCAGTTGCCACCAAGCTTCGCAAGCTCAATGTATTTCAGGTTCACCATGTAGACCAGGTTCGCCCCGACATAAGTATCGAATGCGACGGGGGCACCTTTGAACATAAGGTTCTGGAAGCCCGCATCGGCCATCTGCTCATTTTCGTAGCGAATCTGACCGACCATCAACGCCTCATAAGCCTCAAATCCTTGACGCCTCATGAAAATGTTGGTGGGATGGTCGTTCCCTTCAGAAACAGTATTGTACAGGGTTCGCATCTGTGCCGTCGTCAACGCCGCACCAGTATTCGTCTCGGTGGCCTTCCACCAAGTGTTGGTTGCACGGTCAATCCCACCCAGGTCACCCCAAGAAGGATCGGCACTGTCAACAATCGCGGCCAGCCCATCCCAATCCTTATTGGAATTGCCGCTGCCATCGCCGTAAAAACATTTCATCAATGTTTTCTGCAATAGTCATTTCGGTCCTGCTTCAATCTGGCAGTTACCAGATTGATAAGCTGGGTACGGTTGCCCTCATTCTTCCCAATCTCAATGCCTGTGAAGTGGACGAGAGCATAATACTGCTTCCAAGGAAATTCGGCTGCTGTGATACCCGCATTCGCCGCAGTGGTGAACACATCGTCGTCAGCATACGAACCCTTGTTGGAAGATTCCGCATAAAGCAACTGCTGCACAATCGTATTGCCGCTATGTTCTACCACACGGCCGCCCGACTGCAAAGCCCAAAGTCCAGGCTTCGACGTGAACGCGTTGTCTTCCAACGTATTCGCATAGTCGGACAGTGTAGTGGATAGAATTTCGGTAAAGTTCGGATTGCCTGCCATCTATCTCTAAAAAGTTCTCCTTTCCAAGTCTCAACCTTCCAATCTCAAACCAGTCTTCGCCTCTGCAGCTTCAATAGCTTCAAGAATGGTAGTTGGTCTTTTAGCTTCGGGTTCTTCTACCGAAGCCGACGCATGTCCGCTGCGGGCAGGTGCCCGATCGGCAGCCGCTACACGTTCCACCTGCTTTTGACGTGCCCGTCCAAGCTGTGCTTCCAACACGACTTCAAGATCAGCGACTCCACGCTGAACCGCCTCCTGCAGTATCGACTGCCGCTGACTATCAGACAGGGTAATCTCATACTTTGCCTCAATCGTGGCAAAGTCTTCATCTACCGCCTGTTTGGCAGCGGCCGCCTGTGCCGCCTGGATTGACGGATGTTCCGCCAAACGTTCCTTCACTTGACGTTGCACTTCGGCTTCCACATCCTCCTGAGTGCGAAACTTGGCAACCTCAACTTCACGGATGGGTGAACCGTCAGGTTCAATCCATCCTGCCTCTATTGCAAGGAACCTGGCAACCCCTTGAGGGTCGGCCTGGAATTTATCCCACAACTCTTTCGCAGATGCAGAATCTGCCTCGAACGCTCTGCGTTCATCGGCCAGACTCTGCGTTTTCCGCGTATAGTCGGCTCGCATCATGAAACCGTCTCGAAGATCAGACAGCTTCACCTTCTGCGGCCCGTCGCCTAGAACCACATCGACTTCCATGCCCCACAGGGCATCCATATCCACCGTAGACGGTGGGGGATGCTCCCCCTCAACATTTTCTTCCCCTTCAGACTCTGCGTCTTCGGAGAGTGTGTCAAGCAGGGCGCCGATGTCTTCACCTTCAGCGTCCATAGTCTGGACTTCCTCAGATTGCTGCCCTTCAACGACAGGGGCTTCAGACTCGCCGCTGTCCGCTTTGTCGTCCTCCGCAGGCAGTGCGGATTCTGATACGCTGGACTCTGCCTCTGCCAGCTTGGCTTCGGCGGCGTTCCAAAGGTCTGCAATTGTCGGCAGTTCCTTAGTTCCAACCATGATGCTCCCTTCTGGAAGGGTAAAACCGACACAGAAGTCAAGTCCGCCCTTCCACACACCTAACAGCGATTGTCAACGTTACTGTGCGGCGAAGGCCGCAGCATCAGGGGCCAAAGCACCCGTATTGTCGGAAGTCGGGTTAGATGGCAGGCCGCCTAAGGCGGGCTGTGGGCCTGGCCCTGGAGTACGGCTGGCCGACTGGCCTTGCGCCGCCTGCTGCAGCAACTGTTGAAGCTGCGGCGGTATACCATTTTCACCTGCACCTGCAAACATGCCTTCCACATCTGCAATCCCTGCAGCTTCAAACCACAATTCCAAAGGTTTCCGAAGGTTCAACTGGATACCCAACTGTTGCAACACAGGTGCGGTTTGGACGAGGGCCAATGCCAGTTCACGGAACTTCTGCTCACGGATGGCAGGGCTGCGCAGTTCGGTTGAGCCGACTTCCACATCAACCTGATATTCACCGTCGAACACGTCTGGGGTGAGGCGGCCTGCCACATCTGACTGGCCGACCGCTTCAGACGGCATGTTCGGATCGGCACGGACAATCCCATCTGCGTCTGAACCTGTGATAAACAGTTCCATTTCGTCGGAAGATGTGAGAGGAAACACTTCTTTGGCAAAAGCGAGGAGAAGAATGCCGATGCCACGGGCGGCACGTTCTACCTGCCGCAGCTTATATCTTGTCTTCGCATTCGACGCCCCCTCAATGATGGATGCTTCAGTGGCAGTGCGGCGAATATTAGGCAGAACGCCCCGCTGATATTCGGACACTCCTGTAATTTCCAAAATGTCCTGCCGATGGATTTCCGCAGCATTATACACGTCGGCGGACAGGTTGGGAAAGTTGACAGGTGCGACCAGACCGTCAAGCGGCTGGTCGCCCTTAATAGGGACAAACTCTCCCACCACAGCAGACTGCAGGGCGGCGGAACCTTCCTTCGTAATAGCATCATCTTTGATGAATACTTTGGCCGTGTTGCGACGCCGATGGGTGGACATTTGTGAACGTGTCTTATTCAACTCTTGCTGCAAAGACCATATTTGTTCTAGTTCGCCGAAATGATATGGCGAATTGGGGATCGGATAGTTGGCGATCTGTTCAAACGGCGGGACGATCCCTTCCACCCATCTGAGCGGCACGTCGGACCCGTCTACAAACGTGACCATAATCCGTTCTGTCGTATCGTAAAACTCGTATAGGGAAGCCCAGCGGGCCTCCCCCACACCTTCCCCTTCCTCCGACACACGGTAGCGGCGTTCATTCGCATCGTAGGCGCGGGATTGGAAACTGATGTTCTTCGTATTCTTATATCGTGGATCGGCGTCCAATTCTTCTTTAGTGACGGTGATACGGTGACACATCCACCGTGCCTCATGGAAGGTGGAAGCATTCGGGTCGATCCAAAAGTCCCATGGTGATACACGGTCGATGAACAGGTCGGCGACAGTTTTGTCCAAAGTCGGGTCGCCTCCCGCCTCCGTCAACGACCTGATCTCATAGGATGCCTTCATAATCCCGTCACCGTAAATAAGCCAGTCTACAGCCGAATCGGCCAAAGCCTCCTGCGCCCCAACCTGCTTGTTACGCCAGGTACGGTTCAACCATGCCTGCTGCAGTCTGGCGTTACGCAACGTTTCAGGTGCCCCCTGTGTAAACGGTTCTACGATAAACGACGGCTCCTCACCTGTAACAAACGGCACAATAGTCATCACCGTGCTGTTTCCCGTAAAATAGGTGGTGCCGTTACGGCGGGCCATCCAAGTCCCATTTGGCGTTGTCGGACACCATACCAGCCCGTCATGCTCAACGGTTTCCATGGCGAATCTGCCATAGCGGTTTGCCATGGCTGGCCCCATAAGCCTTTGTTTACGAAGGGATACCATCCAGCCCTGATTATGTGCAGGGCTTTTCGGCGGAGCTATTGCCTTGAGTGTAGAGGCGATACCAGCCTGCATCAATGCAAACTGGAATGCTTCAGCCCGACCTCTATCGGATTGTATCATCGTGCGACCCTCAGACCCGTCGCCCAACATGGAAACGTCGATGAAAAGCCGAAGCTGAAGGTCGGTAAGAGAAAGGATAAACTTGTGAGACGGAACCTTATCTGGGGCCAGTCTTTGAATCAGGTCACCCGCATCTGCATTCGTCCAGAATACAGTGTTCTGCCCGTTTTGGCGCTCTTGCCATTGTGGCCCCCCGCCTGGGCGGAGACGGCCGCTAGTGGGGTCGCCCCACATTTCTTTGAAAGCCAAACGTATAGCTTCTACGTTTTCAAAATTCACTTCATGCGATTGGGTGATATTAATTGCCCTGCCAGGATATCTGATATCCCCTGAACCTGACTTGGGGATATGCCCCTCTGTCCAAAACCAGGCCACAATTTCAACCAGTGCGTCAGGATAGGTGGGGGTCTGCGGCAAGTCGCAACGGTCGGCCGTTATCGGTATGCGGTCGTGCAGCCCCAAATCCTTAGACACAACCATGCGGCGGCGGCCCCAAGGCGCTACAGACGGCCAGCGATGATCCAGGGTAGTCATAGATGAATGAGACTGGCCTTCCATCGACAACATCTGTCGGGGTGCGGCAGAAAACACATTAACCGCTTGAGCGGGCTGCCACTCTGAAACGTCGCGTTCCAAATTGTAGGTGAGTAGCATGTCGCCAACCTGCAAGTCGCCATATCGTAGCCAGCCCCGCTGAGTCAAAGCTTCGGTCTGTTCATCCACACAAAACGACATGTTGACGGTTATCAGATCGGCCGACGGGTCTTCTGGTGCAACGTTAAACCAATGATCCCCCATATACTGTTTTTCAGACTGGACCCATTCTCTCTCACGGACAGTCTCACGGTATTTCTTCCCCACACGCAGCCACTCTGCATATTTGGCAACAGCTTTACGATGACTTTGAGTGTTGACCCGTCTGGTAGTTTCTCTACCTGTCAGTTCCATCAGGTTCTCAACCCTGACCCTGTAGTATGGCGAATGTCGATGTTGTCACGGCGGGCAGCCTCATAGATTTCGTCCCGCTGTTCACGGGCCGACCAGCCTGAACGGTTCTCATTGACTAGCGGCCGTATAATCCATCCTGGCCCTTTCCGCGGTTGGGCGGCCAGCCGTTTCAAACGGATTTTAGGGTCACAGTCGTCACATTTGGCATGGGGCAGCCATACGGCGTCAGACAATGTAGGGTCGTCGTGGGTGTGTTCGGTGGGCGGACGCATCGGCCCTCCTCCTACGCTGGTGCGGGACGGCCAGGCGCCAGCGCAACATTACCGACGGCGGTAGCCGCATTGGTAATATCAACTGCAGCGCTGCCAGTCACCTTAATCTGAGTGGTCAGATTGCCAGCTTCAGACGGTGAAGACTCTCCAAGTCCGCCGACCACTTCGGCGGCTGAAATGTTCGCTTCAGCCTCAAAAGCTGTCGCCAGCGTCTGAGGGGCGCCTGCAACACCCGATGCTGTGTAATAGCCAGTTGCCATATATGCTCCCTATCTTATCGGATTGACCTGTGTCTTCGACTCGCCTGTCGGGCCAACCGCCACAGGTTCAACCGTATTCGACGGCTGATCGTTCGACATGGCGTCACCTGTCTCCCGTGGTTTCGCCCCCTCAGGGGTCGGGAAAGGACTATCAGGCCACACGCCACGTCTCACACCTGTAAACTGCGGTTTCGCACCTTCAGGTGTGATATTGCCGCCACGTTCCCGCGTCGAAACACGGGGCCGTGCAGCCTCCTTCACAGGTGAAGGATGATGAAGAATTTTTCCCATACTACCTCCAACCTAACGGTGAGGAATGTCAACGGCGAATTTCAAACGATTCCACCACCTCGACACGGCGCCGCTGCCCAATCCCCGTATGCAACACTGTTCCAGCACGAACCTTCGGTTTCCGCCCTGCCGCTATCAGATCGCCGATTGTGGTAGGCCCCAAATCCCGATTCACCCACACAATCGGATACAAACCCACATCTTCACACAGTTGCAGACCGATCATAGCGGCAATGATAATATCATCATGGTTGCCAGGAGACGCCGAATAGCCGCCCTTACCGTCGGCCAAAAACACTTTAGCCTCCGCCAAAATTCTTTCATCTGACAGGACAATGTTTTCGTCCCGCAGCGCCTTCGACATGTCAATCACCATTTTAGGTTTTGACATTTTGTTTGTATGCCAGCCGTATCGTGGGGTGCGGTCACCTCGACGCTGCTGTGCAATCGGGTCCATCCTATACAGGCGTGGATATGCGACTGTTTGCAAATATTGCAGCGGCACCAGTCCAGCATTATTACGCTCCACTCCGATCAGAGCCGTATGATACCAGTAGCCCAACCATTCGGCAAAAGCGCCCAAATCTTCAATCGGCATATGAGACTTCATTGATGCTACAACCGTCCGAGTGTTAGCATCATAAACGGTAACGGCAGAATAGTCTCCATGTGCCAAACCCTCAGCC